TGCTCAGTTGCTGCTTGGTGAACGCTTCGACCTCAGGGTACTGCGTGAGGAGACTATCGGTCTTCCTCTGAATGTTGGGTACGACTACATCTCTCATGGCTACTCTCTCTAGTAGTGTGTGGTGTTGCATAGGAAAAAAGAATCACAAGGGAACCCCAGGACATCTGTATGTGCACCGAGTGACCCTAAGTATGTGCCGTGTGTGGTCGCGGGTATCGGTAGCTACGTCTCTGGGGAAGCCTGAGGCTCCCTTGTGATTCTTTAGGATCTAAGGTAGACCCTAAGTTATAAACATTATTACAATCATGAAAGAAAACTATGGTCTTACCTAAGATCTTAGGTTCCTTAGGGTTTACCTTAGGAATCCCCTACCCCTTACTAAATTGGTCTCACACAAAGTTGTGCAGCTTCTCTCTATAGGTTGGCACTAAGTCATTAGTTGCTTGTGCAGGTCAATTCGTCGAATAATATGCGACAGCTAGATAACGTCTGATGTACGTCCTTTGGAATCAAGGGCTTACGACTTAATGCCACCCTACAGAGAGAAAGCCGGAACATCGGAACTCTTCGATTTTTTTGTGCAATCCTGTGTTGCATTACTCTGACCAAGGAGGTATGATCTACGCATCGACTCACCGAACAAACCGGAGCTAAACATGGACATCGCACTGAACTACGAAGCACAAGCTGCCCTGGAAGAACGGATGCTGGACAACGGCAAGCAGCGTTACCACAACAATGCGGCCTTTGCTGCTGACACTGGTAACCTGACGCGATCCGAGGGCACCCTGTTCAACAAGGCGTACCCTGATGTGTTGGCTGCGGTCCAAGCTTCCTATGTGGAGGAGTCGGCCAGTGGTGGGCGGAAGTCGTCACACTACGAGGCCATGGAGATGGTGGCCCATGAAGACCTCGCGGCTTTCGCGCTGAAGAGTGCCTTCGAGGCTGCTGCGTCTGAACTCCCTCTCACGGGTCTTGCCATTCGGATCGGTAAGATGGTGTCCATCGCTGTGGCTTTGGAAATCATCAAGTTGCGGGATTCGGCTGAGTACAAGAAGCTGACGGGTCGTAAGGCTGCTACCGAGAAGGGGCGTTTGGAGCGTGCTGAACAAGCTCTAGAAGCTGCTGATATGGGAACGAGCGATGACGAGTACTTCAAGATCGGCTCCCCGTTCATTCGCATCCTTCAGGCATCAACGAACCTGTTCGTGGTCCCTGATCAGGAAGTGAAGGAGTCTGTGATCATCGAGTTCACCGAGGAAGCTCAGGCGGAACTCGAGCGCACCATGGAAATCCAGCAATGGATGACCCCGGTCTACAGCCTGATGACTACTGCGCCGAATCCGTGGACGGACTACAACACGGGAGCGTACAACGATGTTCGGGTTGCCAAGACGGTTCCGATCATGCACACGTACAACCGTGAGACACAGAAGCAGGTAGCTGCGGCTGTAACCGAGCAACGCCCGTTTGTCAAGGCCCTGAACGCTATCCAAGCTGTTCCCCTTCAGATCAACCAGAAGGTCCTCGAGGTTCTTGAGTACGTGTTTGAGCATGGCATCGCTGTTGGCAAAGTCCCTGGTCTCCCGAAGAAGGTTGACAAGGCTGCTGAGAAGGGTATCAAGCGTGGCCTGTACGCTGACAACAAGAAGACGCGAGCCAAGCGTAACGCCATCAAGTCGGCTATAGCTGAGGCGAAGTTGTACGCTGGTCAGCCGTTCTTCCAACCTGCCTCGCTGGACTGGCGGGGTCGTGTGTACGCAAAACCCGGCTTCAACCATCAACGTGCTGACTACTGCAAGGGTCTCTTCGAATTCGCTAATGGATGCGTGCTCAACGAGACTGGCGTATGGAAGCTGAAGTGGCATGTGGCGACTACGGCTGGCAAGGTGAACGGTATCTCCCTCGACAAGCTCCCGAACAATGAGCGTGTTGAATGGACTGAAGCGAACCTCGACATGGTGAAGGCTATTGCTGCCGATCCTATCGCCTCTCTGGACCTCTGGAAGACCATGGATAGCCCTTTCTGCTTCCTCGCTGCCTGTGTGGACCTGCAGGGTTACCTGGACGATCCTAAGGGCCATGTGAGCCATACGCCTTGTGCTGACGATGGGTCGTGCTCGGGCCTGCAGCACTACTCTGCGCTTCTCCGGGACCCTGAGGGTGGTTCGCACGTCAACCTGATCCCCATGGATAAACCGCAGGATGTCTATGCGGCTGTTGCTGCCATTGTGAAGCCCTTGGTCGAGCGTGATGCTGCCGAAGGTGAAGTAGCTGCTGTACAGTGGCTCCAGCATGGTATCGACCGAAAGGTTGCAAAGCGTGCAACGATGACCTTTGTGTATGGCTCTAAGATGCGTGGATTCTCGAAGCAACTTGAGACTGACCTTGTGGACACCGAGAAGGGCCGTGAAATCTTCGGCACTGAATGGGAAGCACAGTCTGTCGCTTGTAACTACATGGCGAAGCACATCGACACTGCTGTTAAGCAGACCGTGAAGGCTGCTGCTGAGGGTATGTCATGGCTGCAGCAAGTTTCTACCATCATGGGTGGGCAGGACCTTCCGGTTCGCTGGACGACTCCCTTGGGGCTTCCTGTTACCAACGCGTACTTCAAGAAGGAAACGACGATGGTCAACGCCCTTCTGTGGGATCGTGCCTTGAACGTGCCTACCCGCTTCCGTGCAAAGGTAGCGGTGGGTAACACCAAGACCATGGACCGCAGCAAGCAACGCAACGGTGTGGCACCTAACTTCGTGCACTCGATGGACGCCTCGCACCTGATGAGCGTAGTCCTGAAGGCTTCGGACGAAGGGATCAATGACTTCCTGCTGATCCACGATTCGTTCGCTTCCCTGCCGAATGACTCAGGCCGTTTTGGCGAGATCATCCGTGAAGCGTTCGTTGGTCTGTACGCAGAGAACGAGCCTCTTGAAGAGATCATGCACAGCGCCATCGAGGATTTGATGGTGAAGTTCGAAGCTGCTGATGCTGATGACCAAGCGGACATCACGAAGGCCCTGAAGAAACTCCGCAAGCTCGGTATGCCTTCTAAGGGTACCTTGGACCTCAACGGTGTATTGAAATCCCAATACGCTTTCGCCTGATTTTTTCTTGCACAACCCACTGTTACACAACATAGGCCCTACGGGGCCTTTTCCTATTCTGGACCCCGTATGGAACCTGAAGAGTATTACGTCGACGACTACCTCCCGCTCGACGAAGCAGTAGCCCTCATGGCCGAAGGTCTCTACCTGAACGAGATCGAAGGCTGGATCGTAATTGACCCTTACTTTGAAGACTGAAACACATGGCATTTTTCACAACCCCTAAAGGCTCCGCTGGATACATGCACGTATTCTCGCCGGACGAATACAAAGGCCAAAGCAAGTACAAGGCCCAACTCACGATCACCGAAGAGGCCGCTGCGCCCCTGATCGAGCAGATCGAAGAGGAACGCCTGGAACTTGGCAAGAAGGCTAAGACAGCCCTCGGCAACCCTTACAAGAAGAACGAAGACGGTACGCTTACCTTCAAGTTCGCATCGCAGAAGCCCCCGAAGGTCGTTGACTCGAAGGGCCACCTGATCAATGACGAGTTCCGCATCGGTGGTGGCTCGACCATTCAGGTCCGTGGTTCCTTCAAGGCGTACGAAGGCTTCGGTGGTGGCGTCAGTGCCTACCTGAACGAAGTGCGCATCGTGAAGTTGGTCGAGTCGAGCGCCGATTGGGGCACCGATGATGAAGACGAAGATGACGCTTACGTCGCATCGCCTAGCAGCCCGAAGCCCTCGAATAACCTCGAAGGTGCTGAGGCCGATCAAGAAGAAGACGAAGACGTGAACTTCTGATGAAGCGCTCGTGGGTAACTAAGAAACACCACGGGCTTAAGGTGAAGCAAAAGTTGCGTAGTGGTCTCGAAGAGAAGATCGCCGCGCAACTCGATGAAGCGGGTATGGCATACGAGTATGAAACTCAGAAACTTGAGTACGTAATCCCGCACTCCTACAAACCCGACTTCATGTTGGGCAACGGCATCATCATCGAAGGTAAGGGGCTGTTTGACTCAGCAGACCGATCTAAGCATCTGGCAGTGAAAGCAGCCCATCCTGAGAGAGACATACGCTTCGTCTTCTCCCGTAGTGCATCCCCCTTATACAAAGGCTCAAAGTCTACATACGCAAGCTGGTGCGAGAAGTACGGCTTCCAGTATGCGGACAAGCTCATCCCTGAATCCTGGTTGAAAGAGAGAAAGAAATGACCCAGACCCAACAAATCCTTAAACACCTTCGGAAAGCCGGAAGCATCAGCCAGCGCGAAGCAATCCTTGACCATAGCATCCAATCGCTCACCCGCCGTATTACGGACCTTCGGGACGCAGGGTTCAACATCGAGTCCCACTGGAAGCAACACCCGGTCACTGGTCAGTACTACACCCGTTACACCCTTGGTACCCCGGAGGTCCTTTGATGAAAGTTAAGCATACCGACAACGGCAACGTGAAGATCACGCTGTCCCTCGAGCAAGCTGAAGCCCTCCGTGCTGGTCTGATCTACGCAACGGGTCCCACGGGTGGCTTCCTGTCCATCTGGACCCAGGAAATCCTTGCGCACATCGACACGAAACTCGGTGACGCTGAAGTCAACATTTCGTTTTAAAGGTACACATGAAGACCGCAGACATTAAGGTCGAGCTTTTGGACACCATGGGCAGTGACCTTACTGTCGCGAACGTGGCCCGGGTGTCCTTCGACAAGCAAAGTGAGTGGGAGTACGACCTAGAGAAAGCGGAACGGATTCTCCCTGCCAAGGACATCAAGCTCATCAACTACCTCGCAGAGCATGACCACTGGTCGCCCTTCGCCCACTGTTTCGCTTCGTTCCGCATCAAGGCACCACTGTTTGTTGCCCGTCAACTTGTTAAACATCAGGTCGGCCTGAGTTGGAATGAGGTCAGTCGGAGGTATGTCGATTCGGAACCTGAGTTCTGGATTCCCAAGGAACTCCGAGGACGCGCTGAGAACGTAAAGCAAGGGAGCGGGGAAGCTCTGTCTAGTCTTCAGAACACTTGGGGTATCTGGGAGATCGAAGAGTCCACTCGGATGGCTCTGGACACCTACAACGACCTTCTTAAGCGTGGTGTAGCCCCCGAGCAGGCCCGCATGGTTCTCCCACTGAACACCATGACCGAATGGGTATGGTCGGGTTCCCTTATGGCATTCGCACGGGTCTGCAAGCAGCGCCTGGACCCCCATGCACAAGCTGAGTGCCGTGAGGTAGCCGAGCAGATCGATGAACGGCTCCGTTGGGCATTCCCTGAGTCAACCGCAGCACTTTTGGATAACTGATGGCTAAACCAGGACCTAAGCCGCGCCACGGGTACCGCAGAGGTCCTGATGGCCTACCAACCCCCACGTATTACTCGTGGCGTGAAATGAAGAGGCGCTGTACGGACACGAAGGGAAAGGCTTACGAGACCTACTCTGGCAAGTTATCTGATAGGTGGCGCTCGTTTGATGCGTTTCTTGAGGATATGGGTGAGCGTCCTGAAGGTACAACCCTAGACCGAGTTGATGGGACCTTGGGGTACACCAAAGAGAACTGCAGGTGGGCTACATGGGAAACACAGATGCGTAACAGGGCAGTAACTAAGCTGTCTATCGAGTCTGCTCGTGAGATGCGACATCTGCATACCTCTGGTGTATCGATGCGCAAGTTGGGGCAACTATTCGGAGTCTCCTATCCCACAGCCCGCTCAGTAGTCCGAGGGGAACTTTGGAGGGAAGATGTCTGAAGAAAGCAACCTGCTATACAAAGGATCGTGCCAAGCTTGTGGGTCGAGTGACGCTAACGCCACGTATTCCGACCAACACACCTTCTGTTTTTCCTGCGGAGCACACACACGCGGAGAGGGAGAGCAACCAACTACGCGAGGAAGTAAAGTGAGTAAGGACCTGAGCTTCTATACAGAAGCAGAGGTACGTGGCCTAACCGCACGAGGAATTTCAGAGGACACATGCCGTTTCTATGGTGTTCGTGTTGGCCCTCTGCAGGGGAAGCAACAGCACCTCTACCCGTACATAAAAGACGGGACTGTAGTTGCGGTGAAATGCCGGGACGCACAGAAGGACTTCAAGTTTCTTGGGGACGCGAAACACCCCCCGCTCTTCGGCCAACACCTTTGGGGTAGTGGTAAGAAGATCGTGATCACTGAGGGCGAGATTGATGCGCTATCAGTGGGGCAACTCCAGAATTGCAAGTGGCCCACGGTCTCTGTTCCTAATGGTGCTCAAGGTGCCAAGCGGGACCTGGCACGGCAGATGGAGTTTCTCAACGGGTTCGAAGAGATCGTCCTGATGTTTGACGGCGACGAGCCGGGGCAGAAAGCTGCTATCGAGTGCGCCGAACTGTTTCCCCCTGGGAAGTGCAAGATCGCTACCCTCCCGCTCAAGGACGCTAACGATTGTCTGATGGTTGGTAAGGGTGCCGATGTAATCCAAGCTATTTGGAACGCTCGCCCTTATAGACCCGATGGGATCGTTGGAATCTCGGACCTGTATGACGAACTCGACAAAACGATTGAACAAGGATTGCCATGGTTTCTGGAGCAACTGACGAAGCTCACGTACGGGAGGCGCTACGGGGAACTGTATGCCTTTGGTGCGGGTACTGGAATCGGGAAGACGGACTTCCTGACGCAGCAGATTGCATACGATGTCGAGACCCTAAAGCTCAAGGTTGGTCTGGTCTTTTTGGAGCAACAGCCGAAAGAGACCGCAGCCCGTATCGCGGGGAAACTGAAGGGTAAGAGGTTCCATGTACCCGATGGCTCTTGGACCCGCGAGGAACGCCTCGATGCAGTTAAGGAACTTGAGGGCAAGGTCTACCTATACGACAGCTTTGGAGAGACATCATGGGAAGTAGTGTCAGCGAAGATCAGGTACATGGCACATGCGGAGAACATTCGTGTGTTCTATGTGGATCACTTGACTGCAATGGCAGACACATCAGACGAACGCGGCTCACTAGAACAGATTATGAAGGAGATGGCGGGACTAGCGAACGAGTTGAAAGTGATGATTCATTTCGTCTCACACCTTAGTACTCCAGATGGCAAGAGCCACGAAGAGGGTGGTCATGTGTCCATCAAGAACTTCAAGGGCGCTAGAGCCATTGGCTTCTGGAGTTTCTTTATGTTCGGGCTGGAGCGGGACCAGCAGTCCGAGGACGAAGAGGAACGCCAGACCACCACCTTCCGAATCCTGAAGGACAGATACACAGGCCAAGCAACAGGCCAACTAATCAAGCTTGGGTACGACCGGATCACCGGACGTTTATTCGACAAACAAAGCGACTTCACGCCTGAGGCGGACCCCGAGGCTTACACATTTTAACGCTTCACCCAAAGAGAGAGAGATATGGAATTCCAGCCGTACCCAAAGACCCCGCGCCTCAAGCGGGACATCGTCATCACGGAAAAGATCGATGGCACGAACGCCCAGGTGGCGATCACCCGCGAGGACGATTACCTGGGCGAAGACCCGAACGTGGTGACAAGCCTCCTTACCGGCGATGCGTTGTACACGCTGCGAGTCGGCTCACGGACCCGATGGATCACCCCCGGGAAGACCACGGACAACTACGGGTTCGCTGGCTGGTGCAAGGAGAACGCTGAAGAACTCTTCAAGCTTGGTGAAGGCCAGCACTTCGGTGAGTGGTACGGCCAAGGCATCCAGCGCAACTACGGTCTCGACCGCAAGCGATTCGCCTTGTTCAACACGGCTCGTTGGGGCGCTCACAACCCGAACACCCCCGCGTGCTGCGAAGTGGTTCCTGTGCTCGCCACAACCACGATGGATGGTGTCGACAACACTCTTCACGCGCTTCGGGCATACGGTAGCAAAGCGGTCCCTGGGTTCATGAAGCCCGAAGGAATCATCGTGTACCACACAGCATCCCAACAGAACTTCAAGGTCCTCCTCGAAAACGACCACCAACCCAAAGGAACGTAATGGAAATCCTCGGAATCCTCATTGCCACAGTGCTCGTCATGGCTGCATCGGCTGTCATTGGTGTCGGCCTGATCCTCGGGTTCTCCACATGGCCCAACGCGTTTGACGTTGATGAATACCTCGTGGACGAACAAGACGAACTGAACCTTAAATAACATGAGCGCAACTCCCTTTGACGTATCCCCTCGGGAAGCTTGGCTGGAACTACAGTACTCGAAGTTGAGCGCTGAAGTGGAGTATCACCGCCAGATGGACAAGGAACGGTACTCCGTCACCCAAGCTCCCGAAACCGTCTTCATCAGCCCTGCCAGCCGCACTCTCCAAGTAGCTGCAGCCTGTCACGCCCGTGTCGATGCATTCGACCGAAAGCTGCACGTCTATGTCCGCTCTGATGTTCAAGAGTTCGGTGAAGTGAGTCTCCGGTACTTCGTTAACGACCTGGACCTAATGAACGCCCGTCACGCTTCGGCAGTCATGGAGCAGATGCACAAGAAAGCGGTGTTCGACATTGGTCGCCACCTTTGGGAACCTAAGAAATAAGGAACTACATGCGGACTACCCTGTTCGATTTGGAGACCGATGGACTCCTGCAAGACGTAACGAAAATCCATTGCATCTCTGTGAAAGACCTCGATACAGGGAAGTCACAACGCTTTGGTCCTGACCGGATTTACGATGGAGTGATGCACCTACAGGCTGCAGCAGCAGAGGGCATCCTTGCTGGTCACAACATCATCAACTTCGACATCCCTGTGATCGCCAAGCTGTACCCCGGGTTCACCGTGGACCGTAAGAAGGTCTATGACACCCTCGTGGTCTCCCGGCTGATCTTCTCGGACCTTATGACCCGCGATGGTGGGCATATCAAGGCCGGGAAGCTCCCGAGTAAGCTGGTTGGTTCCCATTCCCTAGAGAGTTGGGGTTACCGCTTGGGTCTCCAGAAGGGTGAGTACAAGTTGGACTTCAAGGAACGCATGGGCGAGGAGTACGTAGAAGGCTCTGAGTGGTTTGAGTACTCCGAGGACATGGGTGCGTACTGCGACCTCGACGTTGAGGTCACTGAGGCTCTCTACGTGAAGCTGAAGGCCATTGAGTACTCTCAGGAAGCTATCGATCTTGAGCACGATGTTCGCTGGTTCTGTTCGATGATGGAACGCTCGGGCTGGACTTTCGATGTGAAGGCAGCTTCGGAGTTGTACGGGAAGCTCGCTGTCGAACGAGACACCATCCGTCAGGTGATGATCGAGACGTTCCCACCACTTGTAGAGGAACGCTGGTCCCTGAAGACCAAGAAGCGCCTGAAGGACAAGGTGACCGAGTTCAACCCCGGTTCCCGTGACCAGATCGCCCATCGTCTGAAGGTCAAGTATGGGTGGGAACCCACATCGTTCACGGACGGTGGTAAGCCCCAGGTTGACGAAACGATCCTTGAGAACCTCGAGTATCCCGAAGCAAAACTTCTATCGCAATACTTCCTACTGGAGAAACGAATTGGGCAGCTTGCAGAAGGTGACAAAGCTTGGCTCAAACTTGAGACCCAAGGGCACATCCACCACTCTATCAACACTAATGGGGCGGTTACAGGACGCTGCACGCACTCGTGGCCAAACATTGCCCAAGTACCAAGTGTGTCAGCTTTGTGGGGCAAAGAATGCCGAGGGCTTTTCGGTGTGCGCCCTGGATTCAGACAAGTCGGAGTGGACCTATCCGGGATCGAACTGCGCTGCCTTGCGCACTACATGGCGCATTGGGACCAAGGGGAGTACGGACGAGTAATCCTCGAAGGTGACATCCATACGGTCAATCAACAGGCCGCTGGTCTCCCTACTCGTGACAACGCCAAGACCTTTATCTACGGGTGGCTCTACGGGGCTGGTGACGCGAAGATCGGCTCCATCGTTGGTGCTGGTGCAAAGCGGGGCAAGCAACTGAAGCAATCGTTCCTAGAGAAGCTCCCTGCACTGGGGAAACTCAAGGAAAAGGTGGATGACCGAGCATCCCGAGGTTACCTCATCGGCCTCGACGGTCGCAGGATCACCGTACGTCATAAGCACGCAGCCCTCAATACGCTGCTGCAGGGTGCTGGTGCTGCTGTGGCGAAGCGTTGGCTGGTCGAGTGCTTCCTAGAAGCTGAACGTGATGGTCTCCAGTATGGCTGGGACAAGGACTACGTTCTTCTCGGCTTCATTCACGACGAATTGCAATGGGCAGTCCGTGAGGGTCTCGAGGATTCCTTCGGGAAGATGACGACCATCTGTGCCCGCAAGGCTGGGGTTCACTTCAACTTCAAGTGCCAAGTAGACGCTGAATACAAGACCGGCCTTACATGGGCAACGTGCCACTGATGTTTAACGACCTACTACGTGAAGTGTGGTTCTCCCCTGCCTATGTGAAGGGGAACCTCGCTCGACAGAATGCCCCTGAGATTGCCGCTATGGCGTCCATGGGCCTCATTACAACCCAACGAGACCGTGAGACCTTTGGTGGTCAGTGGCTCATCACACAGAAGGGCTTGGAGTACCTATGGGCCGAGTGAAGGACCAGATGATTCCCGAAGTAATCCCGTATCTCTATGGGAACAAGTTGTACCTCAGTATCCAAGTGAACGGTCAGGAGTGGGAATACGAAGAGGACCTCGAGACCTTGTTTAAGGCTACCGCAGGCTGTATCGATCCCTATGACCTCGAGCAAGAACAAGAAGCACTGACGCTGCTCTTCGCCCTTGAAGATGGCGTACGACAAATCAATGATGCCCTTGGGGCTGACGAACAGGAGTTTCAAGAATGAGCAAGTTTCAAGTTGGTGATCGCGTTGAGTTTACCGAAGACTATCACACCACATCTGCGGGGACCCAAGGGACCCTCAAGGATGTGTGTGAGCACGACGACGAGCCGGGTGATCGTCTAGTGACCGTGGAAGTCGAAGGACTCAATGACGTTGCTGTCTATGACAAGCGCCTGAAGCACGTCGAAGCCGTACCGGTCGCGAAGGAATTCCGTTTCTTCCGTAGGGGTGACTCATCGATCAGTATGCAACCCTACGAGACCTTTGAGGCTGCTTTGCAAGGCTGGAAGCCGTTCGCTCAGGACGGTCAGGAAGTGGAGATCATCGAAGTGGTGAGCCACGGGAAGTACAAGGCGACCCTGAAGATCGAGGAAGCTCTCTGATGCTCCTCCTGATCGACGCAGACATCCCCTGCTACCGGGCTGCTTCAGCGTGTGAGACGGAGATCGAGTGGGACGATGACGTGTGGACTACCTACACGGACGTAGGGCAAGCCAAGGAACTCTTCGTCAAGTACATCGACAAGTTTGTTGAGGATACTGGCTGTGATGACCTGAAGCTTTGCTATACGTCCAAGGATAACTTTCGGAACACGGTGTATCCCCCGTACAAGGGGAACCGTAAGTCCCGTAAGCCCATCGGCTACTCGGCTCTCAAGGGATGGTC